GGATCAACCAGATCAGCCCCCCCCAGGGTGTAGAATTTAATAGGCTGGCCATAAGTTGTCCATCCGTTAATTATTGCATAGGCCCGGACAAAGTAACGCGTGTTCGGTTTTAATCCTCTCATTGTGGTAGCAAAAGATCCAGATCCATAACCATCAAAAGTTTTGGGACTGTCCAATTCAGGCGCATCGGTTTCACGAGACCAGCATACACCCCTTTGTTCACATAACACAGCATTACCTCCGCACATTGCAGTAGTTGAGGTTATTGCGGTAACAGGTAATGTTTGTATACCCGTCACCGGTGGATCAGGATCAGGTACCGGAGGCGTTGAGCCTTCCAGACTTTTCATGTAGGCAATAGCTTCTTCCGTTACCGCCCGCATTCGGCTGAATAATTCGGTATTGCTCATTTCTTTTTGATTTTGCTTAATTCAAGTAATGCCTGTTTCAGTACCTCCATGTCCTGCCTGATCGTGGCATACTGGTTATCTTGCGCCATGATCTGGCTGACAGCGTACTGCCTTGCCTGATCGTTCTTGATTGAATCCAATAGCGGCACCTGGGCCCGTATGGACTTCTCTAGGAATTGTTTAAGCACTATTTCCCGGACAGCGATTTGCTGTTGCAGTTCAAGTGCTGTGGACATAACCTGACCGGTTGTGTCCACTGTACGGATCTCTATTTTGTAATAGATCTTTGCCGGATCGGTAGTGATCGAATCAACAATAACCCGTTGTTGCCCGAAGGCTGTCAGGGTTAAGAGGAGGAGGAGGGTTGTGAATAGTGGTTTCATGTAATTATAATTTAAAATGATCTTATAGCTCTTACTCTTTCTAAAGTGGCGTCTTTTATTATTAATGATTGAGTCCCGTCTGAAAAAGCTTGCGCCCAAGCGTAGTCTATGTCACCTTCTGACGAACTCCAATAATATGTATAACCAGTTGTAGAAAATCCACCAACTACCGCTTTCTGTAAATACAAGAGGTTCAATTCATAATATGAGGGCAAATACCAATCTGAAAAAGTTGTTGTACCGTCTGAAGCTGAATAATTATTAGCGGCAAGAGCTGCCTGGCTATGCTGTAATATAATAGCTAATGTGGTATTTCTAATTCCAGCACCTAATCCGGAAGCTATTGCATACGTTTCAAGACGAAAACCCCCGCCACTCCATAAAATTCCGTAAGTACCCTGATCTGCTGCCGCTGCTATTAAACCATGATGCCCGTTATCATAAACATAAAAAACGATACCACCCCCATAACTCTCGCCTATATAATGGATAACAGTAGTACCAAGAACGGCTCCGTTTATCATATAATTACCTGATAATAAGTTAACTCCGGATGTGTCGATTTGCACGACATAGGATAACGTTGCATTTTCTCCGGCTAACCCGGATGGTGCTGTAGAAACAAAAAACATATTATTATAATATCCAGTCATCAACCCATACCCATTCGCACGATATTTATAGTTTGTGCCGTTGAAAAATATATTTGATGTGATATGTGAATTATTTGACGCATACCCCTGAAATTCAAGTGATCCTATTTTTAGGTTACTGTTCGTTGTTTTATTCGGGAACTCCATGCTCGTTATAGGTGAAGTCACCCCGTCAATACCTATATTGTTTCCGTTAATGAATAGCCGATAACCAAAATCCGTTGGCGTGGCCGCTGAATCTCCCAACGCTGCCGTACTTACCCACCACAAACTATCCATTGATCCTTGAAGCACACCGGCGCCATCTCTCCGAAGCCTCCAATCAACACCATCATAGAATAAGTTATTGGTAATATAAGCATCGCCGGAATTGCTATTGCCTGATAATTGTAATGGTCCAATCCTACGTCCCCACTGACCTACCAATTCAGTGATTGATTTTGCCACCCATCCGCCTACCGTAGCGTAACCTTTTTCAGTCAGGTGTACCCCAGGTAATTCAGACTGCACAAAATAATTAACATTTGTGTGATCACTCAAACTATCAATCGCCGCTAAATCACATAACCCATCTGCAAACTCATACCATTGCTGCCTGATATATTGGTTAAGTATAACCCGTTCGGCGTCATGGTCAATCAGATCAATTTCCGTGCACACGATTACCCTCCAGCCTTTTTGTTTGCGATCTTTACAATAAGACATCAAGGAATTATATACAGCGGATGCTCCCTGAGTAAACGCTTCAATATCATTTCTACCCGCCCAAATCACAACTATGTTATTAGTTGCAACGTTTGAATAATATTGATCTACCCTCGTATAGGCGGTATCTACCAACCACGCCCCTGACGCTTGATCTGTTAAAGTAGCATAAACTATTCCGGTATTATAAACCTGATAATTTGCCCCTAATTCCAAAGTATCGGAATATGGATAAACTTCTCCGCCCGTTGTGGTAAATCCATAAGTCCGTGAATCACCGTCACAAACAACCACGTTTGTTATATCCAGTAATTGTCCTTGCCGATAAGATGATGCCTTTAATGATCCAAATGCCGGATTAAATGACGTTTTTGTGGAAGATACTTTTGCCGGAAGATTCCCCGTAATTCCAGTAACCCACAAAGGATACATTGTTGCATCCGTAGAAACATCGTTAGTGATACCAATGTTAGTGGCGTTGGCAGCCGTGCCATCAATCGAAGTTATACCCGTCAATACCTGAGCAGCTGATGCCCGGTTCAATGCGATTGCGGTCGTGCCGACATAGGTCGTTCCGGCAATCGGAGCATAAACAGAAGACAATCCAACATATAAATCTCTGACTGCATCCTCACTTGACGCCCGTTTGCTGTTGTTCCATGTTGTAGCGCTGTAGGCCCGGAGCGCAACTAACAGGCTATCCCCGGTATTGACTGTACCGGTAAAAGTCGGTGAAGCAATCGGGGCGAGTAAAACCAGTTGATCCCTAATAGCATTTTCGGTGGGTACACGGTTTGCATTGTTCCATGTGGTCGCGCTGTAAGCCCTATTAACCGTCATGGCACTATCTGTAAAGGTCGGCTTGTTAATGGTTGCTTTGAGAATCATCTCGTCCCGAATAGCGTTTTTTGTTGCTACGGCAGTGCTGTTATTCCATGTTGTGGAATTGAACGCAGAGTTATAAACCAAAGTAGAATCAAAACTGAACGTCACTTTTTGCGCTATCGTTTGCCCTCCGGTTCTACCCCCAAGCCTTACAAACTTAGCCGTGTCCGTTGTGTAATTGGTGCCAATGGCCTCTATCTTATCTCTAATGGAATTTTTAGTGGGCGCCCCTAATGAATTATTCCAAGTTGTGGCGTTATAGGCCAAATCAACCACTTTCACGCTATCTCCGCCTGTCACGGTTCCCGTAAAGGTTGGTGAAGCTAACGGTGCTTTCAAAACCAATTCATCCCTAACGGCATTACTTGTCGGCACCCTTAAACTATTATTCCAGGTTGATGTAGTGAATGCAACATTGGCAACTTTTAGTGAGTCGGTTATCGTTACCAGTTGGGCAATCGTCTGACCGCCCGTTCTTCCTCCCAGCCGGACAAATTTAGATGTATCAGCATCCAGTGTGTTTAGCCGATCAGACCAAGTGGCGTCCCCGTCAGCATCGGAAATTAATACCTTGCCAGCACCAGGTGAACCATCTGTAATTTTGATTAATGGAGTTGTGACGAATCCAGTAAATACCGGACTTGATAAGTTTGCCTTCAATGCCAATGCCGTCCACAACTCCCCGCGATTAGCCGCTGAAAGTGATCCTTTCCAAGCCGCATAAGTAGCTTTTTCTGCAATTAAAACCGAATCAGCCGCCAGCATTGATGATGTAAATAACCCGGTCAATGGGACAAAGGATAGTTTCCCACTGCTAACCTTTGCCGGTAAGTTACCCGTAAAATCTGTAACCCAAGTCGGGTACATCACTGCATTGGTTGTATTATCGTTTGTGATGCCTATGTTCGTGGCGTTGGATACTGTCCCGGTTCTCACTCCTTCCACCGCTACCCTCACATCACCTTTGGCGGCTAAATCATTGGAATTAACCCAAGTTGTCCCATAAGTTTCCCGGGTAACGAGTAATGAATCCCCCGTAGATAATATTATCGAGTTGCCAGAGCCTGTTAATTCAACCGTCCCGGCATTCCATGAAACGGGAGCAATATTTGCCAAAAACAAACCCGAATACCCTAATGATGCCTGTCCTAAATAAGCACCATCATTCGCATCGGGAACCATGCCTTGCGATAATACAACTTGTCCGGCAAGTGTAGGTGTATTATTCAACACCACTAATCCAGTCCCCGTTTCATCCGTTACCCGTTGCCGGAACAGGTCGCTCGTAAACTGATCTAACCGGCTAATAGGCATGGTATCGGCATTATATAGATAAGCCTTACCCGTTGCAATATTTATGTTGCCGGAAAAATATCCATTGCCAGATACTTGCAAGGCATACACCCCTGCATCGGTTACAGTGTTAATTCTAAACTCATTACCATCATGGTAAAGGAACGCCGTATCAATCGCACTGGCTGAACTCCATTCACCTATATATTTTGCTACACCTCCGGACAATGTATTCTGTTTCAGCGCCAAAGCGTCAAATACGGCGTTCTGGCTTGGTGCACGGGTAGTCACTCCATTTACAATAGAATCAGATACCAAAGGGCTGTTTGACCCGATGGTCGGTACGTTGGTGATAGCCAGATTAGCGAACCAACCTTTATCTACCCGTGAGCCGGTCGATGCGATTGATCCTGTCATGGTCAGGTTATTTGGGCCAAGAGCAAGGTTTCCGCCTCCCAAAGTCAGCGTATTAGCGGAATGAATTAAGTTTACATCCCCCGCATCGAAATTGATAACCGCCGCTGAATCTAAAAACAGGTCACTCCACATGAGTGAGGTTGTGCCCAATGCATTACCATCCGTTACTGCCGGAGAAAGTGCAGCACTGGTCAATTTAACCTCCGGTGTAGCGTCACCGCTACCACGCACGCCAAACATCAGGGCGCTTGTGACACCATTATTTGTAGCCGTATTACGAATATATCCACTTATTCCTGTACCTCCTGTGGAAGCGTCACTTGAATAGAACTCAACTCCACCAAATAAACTATCTGTATTTATAGTTGTATATGAATTATGTAATCTTAATACCGGAGCAGTCAGGGTAGTTGGTCCTGATCGAACGGCATACAATGCACCAGCTACTTGCAAAGCATAAGTTCCCGCATCGGTCGTGGTATTAATACGGAACTCATTGCCGTCGTGGTAGATTTTGGACGTATCAATCGCACTCGCAGAAGTCCATTCGGTAAGATATTTAGCCTCTCCGCCTGATAGAGCCGCCTGACCACCTATATCAGCCAACACTCCCGCCCCGGTTCGATATTTAATAATTCCAGAACTGTCAACTAAAAAGTGATCCCTGTCGGATGTTGATAAGGGTATTGTCCCAATCCCAATGCTCCCCGCAATAGTCTGAAAAGACATGCCGGTTTTGTCTAATAGCCTCAATGAATCATTGGCATATATAGGATCATGCTCATAACTCAAATATCCAATGGTGTCAACAATGGATTCCAGCGTATTCAACCGCCCGAAGTGGTTATCCAATGAATCCCGATGCAGGGCAAGTGAATCATATGCCGCATCCACCCCTATATCAGCCCTTAGTGTAGCCAATGTATTAACTTCCGGCGCACCCGTTCCCGCAGTCTTACGATATATCAGACTTGCCGTTGTCATGTTAGCCATCTTAGCCAATGTCACGGTTGAATTATCTATTGTCCAGATCGTATCGGCTGATGTTGTGATGTCGCCTTTGTCGCTGTTCTTGATGTTCAATACATCTGAAGCGGTTGCAAGGCTTAACCCTAATTTTGCACCCCCGATAACTGAAGCGGTCATGGTTGGCAAAGTATATCCGGGCACTCCTAATTTTTGCCAAATCGTACCGGAATAAAGCACTTTGTCCCCGACTACAAAAATGATGTTTCCTGATCCTAAATTAATCGTGTCCCCAGTAGCTACCCAGTACCAATCACCTGCCGTTCCGGTCCCATCGGCAAGGGTCGGGGTGTTTGTGTTTGCGTTCCACGTACCTTTATAGGCTTCCACGATTGCCGACCACGAAGCATTACCGCTCGCATCTGATTTAAGATAATAGCCGGATGTCGCCCCGGTTGTGATCTTTATCGCAGGAGTTTCAACCGTCCCGGTGAAAACAGGACTTTCCAGAAATGCAAATGTTTTCCGTGCCGCCCCGGTTGTTATAGTCCCATACCATTTATCTGTCAGAAATTCCATGTAACCTGCCAGGGATGATGTCAATAGTGCGCCCGAAGTGAACATCAGCGGGCCGATCGCAGTGGTTCCTGCAACCAATTTCAGTGGATTGGCAAATTTGAATGCCGGAGCTGAACCGGTCCCGGTAAAAGTTGTCAGCCCAACACTGGATAAAGTAGCATCCATGTAGGTAGCTGCCGATCCGTTAGCATCATTATAGCTATATCTTACCGCCCCGGCTGTGCCTAAATTGATTTCAAGAGGTTGATCTGCAACCGATGTTTTGATACCCGTATTGCCTTGTATGATCATCCCACCCGCCGCCGGTTGGAGTGCATAAAAAGAACCCCCTACCGATAGCCCTGAATTGCTATGCAGCCCCATCCCGTAAGTACCCTCGTAAAATCGCATATAGTTGAACGTACCGTAAAGGTTTTGGATAAATGACTCCGTTCCGCTCGCAGCCGTATTGGATAGTCGTATGATCGGACTGGCACCCCTGAGATTCAGCAGTCCGCTTCCGGTGCCGGGCCCGATGGTAACGGTGCCGCCATCGGGTTGCAGGATAACATAGCTGCTGGTTTTAGTTGCATGGCTCGTCCCGTTCAATGTTAAGTCTTCATTCGCTGCAATTCCACCGTTAATTGTCTGGCCGGATGAACGGCCGCCCAACCGGACAAACTTCACACTATCAAACTTCGCCGCAGCAATCATCCCCGCCGTGTCCCGTGCATCAATCAACCGCCAATGTGCCGTGCTGTCCGTGCCGACCAGTTTATTTTGCCAGTAAGTCAGTTTCATCCCGTCAGATGGATGCGTGGGAAGCTGGGTTAGTTTTCTGAGCCGGATCGTGTCCGTAGTCAAACGCTTCGTGGATATAGAAGCCTGTGCTAACAACAAAACAGGCATTAACAATAAAATCAATATAGTTAATAACCTTTTCATTTTTTTCTAAAATTTTAGTAAAAATACTAATTTTTTATCATCTTTATAATAAATTTACCGTTCAATCAAAGCCGTAGCCGTAAAAGTAACTACTTCCCCAAAGTTGATCTTGAATCCATCCTGATCCTGATCATAAGGGATTCCAGGTATAGCATTTCCATCTACCCCTACTCCCCAAATAACCTGCCCTACTGAATACACATCCCCTGATTCAAATGCTTCGTCCCATGTAAGCTGATATTCTCCTGCACCCGTAGTTTCAGTCTGTCTACGATATTCAATCAAAGGTAGGGTGCCACCTTTCAATAATCTGCCACTTACAGGATCAAATGTTATACCCGTAGATCCTGCAAATTCCCCATTATCATTTAACTGCAATTCATATACACTCCCACCAGGAATAGTTGCTATACCTCCCTGCATAATTATGGTATTGTAACTCCCATCCTCATTAGGCAAGGTATTAGACTTTAATACTACTAAATCTGACCAATCCCCAAAAAATGTTTTTAACTCCATGAAATTTCCAGACCAAATACTAGATTTAACTAAGTACTCCACATCATTCATTAAAAACCAAGTGTCACTAAATTCTGTTAATTGTAAGACGGTATAAAAATTTAACAATCCGATAAAACTTGCTTCTAATACCTTAGATAAAATAAGATGCTGTTCCCAGGCATTGTAAGATAACCAACCTACCAAAGAAAGTTCATTTACATCAGTACTCCCTACCTGCTTCCAAGTAGCAGAAGCATACGTATCATTTATTAATATCCCTCCATTATATAAATCATTAACCGCTATATCTCCATCTGAAACACGAATTCGTATTGGATCTGGAATAGTAATATTATCATCATTATACATTCCCCAATATACCTTCCCATTAGTAATTTCTTCCGGTGGATTTATTTCTGGATCTGCTGTTATAGAAAATAATACTTCCCGAAGATAAAATAATACTAATCCATCCCCGGCCTTATATGGAGCAAAAATCCTAATTTCTAACTGACCGTCTACTGGAGGAGGTTCTACTATAATAGATTGAGTTTCCAGTACTCTAGGATCAGCCGCCTTTACAAAAGGAATCTTAGTTAAAGGTTGCCAACCAAATGCCTCCCATATCTCTAATTCATCATCATATGTATATTCAAGAACCCCACCTACATATAAAGCTAAACTAATTTCACAGGTAGGGTCTGTAAATGCTGGTTTTCCTGATTTTCCACAAGCAATACTAAAAGTATAATGACTACTAGTAAAAATATCAGTTAAAGGACTGGCTAAATATAAGGCACCATCAATAGAATGTCTTGTTCCAGTATCAGCAACTACTGTGGCAGGAGTCCAACTTCCTATATTAAATATATTTCCTGCATTTGTCCATTCTGCATTTAAAGAAGTTTCCAAATTATGCTGATCTAAAATAAGATCTACAACCAATGAATTTTTTAAACCATAATCTACCTCTATTGCTCGATACTTCCATGCAGGAATAAAACTTAATTCCCCACCAATACGCTGAATATATGGGGTGAATTTTTGTAATGATGTAGAAGTTATTAATTTATGAGATAAGGATGTATGCTCTACTATTGCCCTAGTAACATAACTATATTCACGATAAACAAGAGTAGATTCCATCATATCCCGTACACGCACTATCCACCAATGATTATCTGCTTGAAATATCCTACACCAAAATGGTTTCAACAATTCCTCTAATACTGTAACACAATCCGCTGGCACATGGTTTTCATCTAACCATAAATCCTGATTAACTGACATTTGATTAAATGGATCATAGGTGTGTGTTTGAACCATATTAGTAGCCTCATATAAATTACAAGCTACATTAACATTTAGGTTTAAATCAGTTTTGTCTAAGATATTAAATATTTGATTTATTACAGTTTCAAATCCAGTATAAAGATTTCCCGCACTATCCGTAGGTAAATCTTGTCCGTTTACCGTATATAACTTGGAAGATAACATACGGAGTTGATCACTAAACGTACATGATATTTGCTTTATATAAGAAATGTCATCTATATATTCATTAGGAATTAACCAACCTGTATAATAAACACTTGCTGGAAGAGCATCAAAATCAATAACCCAACTAGTGTAAGTTCCAGATCCTGTGGAATAGGTAGAATCTACAACCAAAACACCTGTACCAGAATTATAAGAAGTTACAGTTCCGGCTATATAATTATAACCGTCATATATTACAGTTAAATTTCGCCCTACAGTAACAGTTAATCCTGTTTCTATGGTTAATGTTTTTTCTCCTGTTCCTATTAACATACTAGAACTGGATGTAGCTAATTCAGTACCTCCTGCACCTTTTCGCACAATTACTTTAATCTTACGATCATCATCTGTAAGTAACCAGCTATAATCTTCTCCCTGCTTCTGTACAATATTTACAGTACATTCAATATCCTTAATTACTGTTTCTAAATCCCCACTAGGACCGAAACGAAAACTCAAAGGTTCTGCCCCTCCTGTGAAAATAGTTTCAGCAACCCCTGATTCATCCCAAAACTCAATAGTCCATTTTGTTTGATAGTAATTATCATAAAATTCAAGATATTTTCGTTTTGCAAAAGCCATTACCTTTTCCCCCTGTTTTGGTAATCCGATTCCCTTGTTAAAACTATTTGAAGTTTGCGCCCTGATATTTCTGCCACTAAACGCTCATTCAATGGATAGGATGGTTGTATCATCTTTTTCAAATCACTCAAAGGAGAAAACACCTCTGGGTTATTTCTAGCCCCTTCGTATTCCCCTGCTAAGACGTTTGTCGGACCATATAATAGACCTCCATCTTTCATTTCTGTTGGGGATTTAAACTGAGGTCCTTTAGCCACATAATTTTTCAAAGCTACTCCAGCAGCAATAGCAGCTATACCTAATACAATAGCCACTTCTGGTTGGAGTGCTTCTAAAGCAGCCTTAAAAGCTGTTATAACTGTACCTGTAGTGATCATAGCCTTCCCTAATCCTACTAAAAAATCCCCAATCACTCCCAAAATAGAATTAAAAGCTTCCTCCATACCACCAGTACCAGATAATATTTGACCAATAGATTCCCCTATACTAAAAGTTGCATTTTGGGCTAATTCAGTAAATTGTTGATTTAAAACCTCTGGCATAGTCTTCATACGATCTATGGCAGATTTCATACGTAACTCAGCCTTTACCCAGCCTAATTTTTCTATTAATTCCCTTCTGGTTTCAAAATCTTTTATTACGTTTAATTTTTCCTCTATTTGATCTTTTAAAAAATTTAGTTCATCCCGACTCATATCCTCTACTTTGAGAGAAACCCCTGCTTCCCCATCTTTTTCAAAAGCCCAAAAAGCTATTAAAATTTCACGTTTTCTTTTAGCCACTTCCCCTGCTCCTAACACTTTTGCATCTTCTGCTAATTGAGCCAACTGCCCTGCTTTTGTTTCTAAAGCGTTAGCTTTATCACGAGCTTCTTTTTGTAAACGTTCTAATTCAGTAATAGAATTTCGTTCTACCGCTAACTCATACGCTTTCTGATCCTCTAATAATTTAGGGTCATATGTTTTAGTAATAAAAGCAGTAATAGTTCTAGCACCTAATTTTTTCCCTTCCTCTGCTAAACGATTAGCTTCTATTTGTCTAGATCTTTTTTCTTCATCTTTAATAGTTAATTCAGCATTTCGATCCGCTGCCATTCTTTCTACAGCCCAATTCATTTCCATTTGGGAAATATATTTAGCGGCTGCCTGTTTTTTTACTTTAATGGTGTAATCTGATATTAATTGCTCCCGCTGTTTTGTTAAATCTACTATTTTTTCTGCATTGCCTTTTTGAATTTCTAATTGTCGATTTAAAGAATCTAGTTGAATTTTATACAACGCCCACGCCTCTTGTTCAGCAGACCATAAATTAGCTTTTACTTTATTCTCATTAATAGCTTGTAACGCTTCTACTGATTTAATTTCTGTCTGTTTCCTTTTCTCAGGATCATAAGCATCTAATTCTTTTTGAATACGTAATTGCTCTTTCTGCCATTTAACAATATCTTTATTAGATAAAGCTTTCCCTTCTTTTTCTTTAGCATAAGTCATTTGAGCATTTAAAGAATCTAAAATACCCATAGACTTCATTAGTTTTTGTAATTCTTTATCCGCAGCTTCCGCTTCTTCTTTAGTTCGTTTAGCAATATAAGCTGCATACTCATCTGGTTTATTCTTTTTTAACCAATCTATCATACTAGAAGATACTCGTACTAAAAATGGAGTTTTTACCGTTTCTAATTTTGTAATATTTTCTACAATAGATTTTATAGCTTCATCTAACATTTTTATTTGATCCGCATACTCTTTATCTAATCTATTGTATAAAGCATAAGAAATAGTAGGTCGTATTTTTGTTAACTCTGCTTGCTTCTGTATAAAATCTGCTTTTGAAGCAGCTAATTTTTCTGCCTGAGCTAATTGTGATTGTAAATTTATCCGTTGAATAATTCCTTTGTTAAGAATATCGTATGCGTTTGATAGTTTCTCTACATAATTTTCTTCCGTAATCATATATCCTAAATAAGAACCATAACGAGCATTAAATTCATCTAATAAATTTTTTCTTACTTCCTTTGAAATGTTTTCATCTTTTATAGCTTGTGTTAAAACCCCAAGAACAGTCTGCTCTTCTAATAATTGAGAACTATATTTTGCAGCTACCTCTTGTTGTATTTTCTGAGCTTCTGATAATTCATTAGTTTTCTTTGTAGCCTTTATAATTATAAAAGCAAGCGCAGCAATAGCAGCTACTACTATTCCTATTCCAGTAGCTACTGCTGCCCATTTTACTTCACTAATAGCTAATCCCAATCCAGAAAAACCAAAAGTAAGATATTTTACAGATAAAATTAAATACTTAAATCCAGCTACTAAACCAAGAATAATTCCTTTAAGTCCTACAAAACCATATATAATTAAACTAATACCTAAAGCTAAAGGACCTAAAGCTATTGTTACTAAAGATATTCCGATTACAAATTTTTTCCATCCATCTGACATATTTGTGAGCCAATTTGTAAGATTTAATAAAATTTTAGCAAACCAACTCATTATAGGTAATATAGCAGTAGCTATAACTTGGCCCAAAGAAACCAAAGAAACTTGTATTTGAGAAACAGCCTGATTAAATTTTTGTTGAATCGTTTTAGAAATAGCACCATAAGCCACATTTAAAGAACCAGTAGATTCCCTAACCCGATCCATTATGCCTTTATTATATTCAAAGTTTTTTCCTGCAATAGACAAATATCCAGTTAAAGCCCTAATATTTGGAAAAACCTCACTAGATAATTCTTCACCATATTCTACAGATAAATCTCGTACTTTTTGCATTACCGCAATAACGCCCTTACTTCTAAGAATATCCCTTAATTCTGCATAACTACTACCCATAGAATTTAAAGCCTTTTCACCATGCATCGTAGCCTTTAGCAATGAATTGAATACTCCTTTTAAATAAGTAGCCGCTTGGGAAGTGCTAGAACCTGTTAAAGTAATAGCAGCCATACCACCAGCCACTTGATCAAAAGAAACCCCTAATTCAGAAGCAATTGGAATAATTTGACCTATTGATCCAGCAAAAGCGGTTGCTTCTGCTTTACCTTCTCTAACAGCAGCTACAAGAATATCAGTAGCATAAGAAGCTGTCAAACCAGTTCCAGCATAAGCATTCATAGCAGAAGTCAATAAATCCGCTACTTGTTTTGTTTCCCCTAACCCAGCAGCAGCAGCTTTTGCAGATAGCTGTAAAATATTCATAGCGGCAGCCCCTTTTTGCCCTGAAGAAGAGATAAAATACAATCCTTCTGCCAATTCTTTTGGCCCTTTCCCAACTTCAGGAGACATTGCTAAAATCATTTTACTCCATTCATTAGCCGTATTTTGAGAAACCCCAGCTAATCCAACCATTTTCTGAATAGCAAATTCAAAATCTTTTGCAGCAGTAAAAGCCGCTTTCCCAGCAGCAATCATAGGAACAGTCACGGTAGCAGTAGCTAAATAACCAAACGTACGAAATTTTTGAGCCATAGCCCCTAAAGATAAAGCAGTTTTCTTTTCTACTTTTGCCATCGTAGATTGAACCATTCCCATATTCTTTTCAAAATTGGAAATATCCGCTATAATTGTAGCTTTTAATGCTCCTAAATCCATACCAACCATCTTACTTTGCCTTTCGTTTGTCCACTAACTTATTATCCCTACGTGCTATACCAATAAAAGTATTCATAATATCCTCTGGTGTTTGCTGTCCCACACCTAATCCTTCCTCTGCTTCCCATCCAAACAACCCTACTTCTTTTGGTTCCTTGTATTCATGTCCTGCTTTTATTGTTTTTCCTGCTGAGTTCCAAATATGACGTGCTAAGTAACGAGCCACTTCATACTTGGTTTTGAATTCATCTGTTTCCCTTTCTCTTACTGATTTTAGTGCATACTTAAATTCTATTGGTGTGAGATCATAAAACTGATCTGTCGATAAATATAAATGAGAAATTGCTATCCCACATAACTCGTCAAAATTAAGTTTGGATAGAACTTCTAATAATGTTTCTACTTTTTTTCACCTGTGACCTTTCGTTTCAAAATTTGTTTCGGTTCCAAGGTTTCGTCTGAAAAGAATTCAGGTACGATTTTCATGAAGTCAAAATACACTTCATCCATCACATCCTCCATCTGATCCTTTGTAAACGGAAAATCTACTTCTGGAGTTACTTTTTGATGCCCTTTCTTTAAAGCATAAAACAGCAAACATTCGTACGCTGCGTAATCCGTACCATCGTCTGTTGGGAGAAGTCCGCGCCCTAACTCTTCTTTCAACATCTTTAGGGCATAATAAGAAACCCGGATTGGGTATTCTTGTTGAATTCCTTCAGGGTGCTTTTTGTCTACACTCTTTGGGTCTGCGAAAGTTAAAAATTTAATCATTTGATTATTGATTTAAATTGATTAATAAATAGTAAAATTAAATAAAAATCCCTGATTAGGATACTTATTTTTATGTCTCAATGTCGGTCGGAGAAGAAGCAGAAGCAGGAACTTCAGAAACACCACCAAAAATATACACCTTGCCGGTGACTTTAATAGTGACATTTGAAGAAATTTTATCACCTACCGAAATAGCAATAGGCAATTCTGTTACCAATCCTTCAAATTCCAACATTGTATGAGAAGCATCAGGAATCGAAATCAGATAATTCTGAGGGGTATCACTCTCAAAATCAGCATTCAATGTATCATAATTAGCATGAGTGAAATTCATCGTCAAACTAACTGATCCTCCTTCCCGTAAACTAGGAATGTACTCCCGGTACCCGCCTGCTGAATCCAAAGCGGTAACCTCGATGGTTTCTCGTGTCTTGGAAGGTCCGTCTATTGCAGAAATTTCTGAAATAGCTACCCAGCCTACTACAGATGTAGCGTGCCACCTCCAAAACTTTACTCCCATTCCACTAATAGCACTTGATGCCATAATTAACACCCTTTCCTTTTGTACAACGCATTATCTGCGTTGGGTTTCAAAATTCAATACATAAAGAACCCTTCCATTATCATCCCACCCTAATGGGACAGGACCATTAGAGCAATAGATAACAGAATATAATGTGCCATTTACAGTCACTTGCCCTTGACCATGTAACAGCGTCACTATCGAACTTGCTATGGCATATCCTGCCTGACTATCCATATTACGAACCCGTATTTGAACAGCATCATAAAAATAATTTTCCCCTTTTGTAAAAGTCAACATCGGTGGACTGTTTGCTCCATCAAATACTGTCACCGTATTGTTTGGAGTAGCTGGTTCCTTTGATACAAACAGATTAGTCCCCAAAGTAAGGCTTAATCCTCCTGCGGCAATCAACGAAGAAATATCTTTGCTTGGGCTGTTCATAATTATACCTCCTCAATATCTGTTCGTGCTTCTGAAAAATTCTTAGTAGCAGTAAATCCCTTTGTAGTTTGTATTCTAGCAGAAACTCCAATCAACTTTAACATCGCATCTTTATTCCGTTTTAAAGATTTTTCAAACCACTTTGGACCAGATCCATCTTTAGACCAATTTGTAGTTTCAGGCATTTCATGCACCCAAATAGCATAATTAGCACCATATCCCATAATCAATGTCAAATTCTTAGCTGCTGTAACTTCTGCTAAAGATTGATTAACTGCCATAGCGTGACTAGTTTTCAATATTGCAAATTGAGCATCCGTTAAATGATGTTTATTTTTTGGATTGTAATTCTTAAAATTAGGCGTTTTCCCTACCTTAGTTCCTAATATAGTACTTATAAAAAAACTGGCACGAAGATTCCCTAAATCTAAGGGAGTGGTAGGAAATCCACCTACTGCAACATCTCGTTTAATCAATCGTGCAGCGTTAATCATTCCAGCCAGAACATTTTTCTTCATGTCCTGTTCCGCAAGTTTAAGATTCTTACGAATATTATCTGCTCCGGTGATTACTACTTTAGCCATTACAATTTTGTTTCCCAATTAGGTTTTAAATAATACATCTTCACAAATTTAGTACTGGATCGAAACAAAGGAATTTTGCTTTTAGCAACAATTTTATAAACCCCTTGCACCAATACCTGTGTTGGAGTAGGATAGATCTGCCCTGATTCCAACGCAATACTAGAATCTTCTATATCTGCAAAAACCCCTAAAAATACCATATCCCCCTCTTCCATTTCTGTATTAGTAAGAATTTCCGCATTAGAAATAAACTCTTCCCCTTTAGAGTTGTTTATAATCTTTATTACATCTTCCCAACGGCAAGCTATTTCTACAGGTTCATCATATGTATAGTTTCCATATCCATCGTTTACTGGGTTTGCCCAATGCAACGCTGTCTGTGCTGATACCCTATCTATGAATTTTATAATTGACATGGCTTAATCAAATGATGTAACTGCAAAAATACTTGCTTGACGTAAAGCTAAAGCTGCAAAAGCTCCCGACGTATCCATAGCCAATACCATCTGACCGTAAGTAGTACTTGCCAAACCGCCTTTCTTAAATATATCTGAATAAGTAATTTTAGCTGTACCAGCTTCTTCCTTTATTCCCTGACGTTCCCTACTAATAGCAATAAGGTGAGCCGAAAGCCATTTTTCTATTTCCGTAAGAATATCAGTAACCTCCGTAGTTCCCATTACCTCATTAACCATCACATGAGCACTGGTAATATAAGCTGTAACTATTGCAGTAGTGGTGGTAGCACTCAATGTATCCATTATATTTATAACCTCTGCATAGGTAGTTCTATTTGCCATTTTTATTGCCTCCTTTGATTAATGTATATTCTAAAAGACTAATAATTCCTGGGTTCCAGGACAAATCTAACCAATTCAACATTTCGTGAATCTGATCAAAATTTCCATCCAACATGCGTTCAGGCCATATCTCCATCCAGTTTATCCCAGACCCAACCATTTCCCGAAGCACTTTTTCCTGCTCATGCACCCACCACAACCAACCTTCCCGTTCATCCTTAACTCCTATAATCCGTTGAATCTGTTTATCATTATAAGCATTCATAAACCCTGTTTTTAAACAAGATTCTATCACATCCCCAGTCCTACGACGAACTACCACCCACCTAGCATTAGGATAAGCGTTTTTCCAAACAGGCCATATCTGCATTATCCGACTACCCTTATACATCCAGATTGTTTTTTCATCATAATCTTCACTTCCCAATATATTAGACACTCGATCTCGCCAATCCAATGGTATAAGCATTTCAAGCGTGTTAGGCAAAGGATATTGTCCACGGGTATCTATCCCCATCCTTTTATAATAATCGTCTGTAATAACCTTTAAATTAATATTCTCGCACATGTTAGTAGTCCGACCAGAGAACGCCCCGCACATCTGAATGATACGGGCCATTAAACTGCTACCAGAACGTTCTATTCCAGTAACAAAAACCGGATTATTTAGCATGTTGTCTGGCATATCTTTTTGTATTTGTCCTTGATTTGCTTATTAATTTCTTTCCACTCTTCTGTCCCTATATTCGATTTTTGTCTATCGTGCCTACGATAATAATACAACACCGAATCACAATACCCTAATTTAAACCCTGCTTGTAAACAGCGTAGATTAAACTCATACTCTTCTCCATGCTTCAAAGTTTCATCAAATCCTCCTAACTGATCAAACAACTCCCGTTTATACATCAATGATCCACCATGGATATAGTTCTGTCTTAACAGATCATCAAAAGTCAATTCCCTAAAGGAAGAAAACACTTTTTCCGTTCCATCTTCATAAAAATCAATAGCCTTTCCGTGAATAAAATCTACTCCTAAAGTTTTAATAGCATTTACAGAATCTTCAATACAGGTTTTAGATAATAAATCATCCTCATGCAAAAACTTAACATAATCCCCTGTAACCTGTGGTAAAGCCTTATTAAAGTTTTCTGCCCAACTCCCCTCTCCCTGACTAATCAACAACTGAGTCCAACTTGGAACACTGTTAATAGCTTCTTTCATCCATCCACGATCTATTTTATAAGGGATTATTATCGTTACTTTAGGCCTACTGGAATTTTCATGTCGCACATATTCCCGAACCCAAGGTACTGAGATAGCATCTTTAATTCGTGGCTGTCCATGAAAACAAACTACCGATACATCTTCCGGTATTTCCTGTAACCAACTTCTATCTTTGTTTCTCACTTTAAAGCTACAAATCTTATTAGTTTTGTCCTGCCAATACCTATTTAAAAGAGTAAAATTACTAATAAAATTTTGATCCCCACGAAATTTTTTTATAAGCTCTTCTGAACCTTTAATCCACTCATTCCAAATTCTCCGTATTTCTTCATTTTGCATTGGTAGCCACATCATCCCTGAAGCCCATTTTCCTTTGTTGTAGAAATCCTCTAACCCTATAAAATCAACACAATTACGATCCAACAATTCTGAAATATCCCCCACTACCGCAGTATCTAAATCCAAATATAAAAATGGTCTATATTGTTCCATTTCTGGATTAAACAAATTCATTTTGGTCCACCATCCCGGCCACTCCTTATTAGGAGTAGGGATACAGGTGCAATTTTTCAATTCAAATTCCTGATCTATCTTATCCCACAAACAATAGATTTTCAATCCATATATTCCCCGATAATGTGTTTTAATGTGATAAGATATTAATTCCACATCCTGAAACGTAAAATCTCCTCCACTCCGTAGAGCCAACATAATTGTATATGAAAAATCACTTGGCATAGCTATTCTCCTTCCAAACACTATCTTCTTTACTTGTTAATAATTCGTACACTCGTTTATTCTTCTCTATCCTGGTACGGTAATTTGATTCGTGAAAAGATTCTACCTTACTATGCCATTGATGTATTACTGACACTTCAGTTGGGATTTCCTTCTTTAATCCTAAACGATCTACACGATCTACAAATTCAGCATCGTCCCGTGCTATACCCATAGCATACCTCTCATCAAATCCCCCTAACAATTCCATATTCTTACGGGTAATAGCAGCACAAAAATGGAAATATACAGGACGATATACAGGATGGTTATACCAACCCAAATCCCATGAAAAACGTTGTTGTGGAAAGGATTTAAAATTCTTAATCATACTATTCAAATCCCCTGCTTTCCATTCATTAAAAGCATACGTAGAAATACTTAAATAATTTTGATCTGTTAAATTTTCTGTAATATATAACAATACATCCTGCACATGTAAACACTCTGGATTTTGTATTACAATAATATCTCCTTTTGCTTCCGATATACTTCTATTTGTAGGAATGCAATTACAAACATACCACTTCTCTTTTCTATCTACCCGTATTACTTTTATAAATGGATATGCTTCCACCAAATCCTCAACCCTTTCCTCTTCCTCACTGCAATCATCTACAATAATTACCTCAATATCCTTTATAAAAGATCGTTCAATACTTTTTAAGGTATTAATCAACAATTTCTTTCGATTGTAATATGCCATACAAATGCTGATCATATCTTTTCCCTCTTTCCAAAATAAGCATGAACACATTCCCCTTCAATCCCTCTACCACCTTTAATATTTTCAATATCTTCATTCTCCAATGGATCTATTTCATATTCCATATTTAGACCATGTAAGTGAGCATAAGTAGAAAAACGTCCACCATAAATATTAAACATCATATTTACAACTCCACCAAGATACAAAGCCTTTTTATGCATAACATCCCGTATGTAAGTTCCTAAATACATACCAGAACTAGCACAAGACAATAACGCTATATCAAAATCTAACTTTCCAATTTCTTCTGCCCTTCGTTTACATTCTTCATGCCAATTATTTGTAATTAGTCCCAGTCCTTCTTTTGTATCCTCTTTCACATTATATGTAATTGGAGTGTTGTAAGTAAGCAATTCACATTCAGGAAAAGTATAATCTACATGTAATTTGTCCCGTCTTTCCCATTGGTGTTGAATACTTTTAGAAAAGCAACTTACGATTAAAATCTTTTTCCCTGCACCCCAAATAGAAAGAGTTTCCAAAAAAGTACGAATATGACAAATAACTCCATAATTTATTAAAATCTTTCCTGCTAAAACATCTTCAAGGAATTTTACCTGATCGTGTTTTATATACCCTTCTAATTGAGTCCAAGAATAGGTGTCACTATTCCTATAAAACATAATCATATCATCCAAATACTTTTTAAAATTTGTTTTTTGTGTCAACCTATCCTCTGCAAAATCAAAATACCCATTATAAGATTTTACTATATTTGAATAAAATTGACACAAATTCTCATTTGCAAAAAAGTCTACAATATCATAATAATGTTTTATAGCATTTGTATCAGATCCCCCTATGCGACTAAAAAAGATAGGATCTTCCTGCATCATCTTTCCTATCAAAAACTTTAAAGATTCTTTTTGATCAGTTAATATAGTAACCCCTTTCATTGTAAAAACCCTCCTTCTTTTAGCAACTCTCTTAAATACTCTTTATCCTTTAAATTATCCTGAGAAGTAAAAGAACTACTCAAACTAACAGGAGAAGCAAATTCCATATGATCCCAAATATGAAAATTATTTCTTCCTGTATTCAACTGTGGATAAATTACATGGTAATTAGCATTGACATATTTAGTACGAGAAACTTCATGTTTAGAGATAAGCACTTCATGTAATTTTTCACCTTCCCGTTTCCCTATAATATCTATTTTAGTAAACGCATTCCCATAAAACTCTATTAAGATTTCTGCTAAATCCATGATATGAAAACTAGGCATGTTCATTACATAAATTTCACCACCCTGCCCCTCTTCTGTTGCAAAAAACAATAATCCAATAGCCTTTTGTAAAGTTAAAAAGAAACGAGTCATATCTATATCTGTAATGGTAATTTTATTAACAGTTTGGATTTGATTAATTAAATGTGGAACTAAACTCCCATTAGTCCCTAATACATTCCCACCCCGAATACAAATAAAATCAGTATCCTTTGTTTGGCAATTAGCCTGAATCACCAATCGTTCCCCTACTCCTTTAGTCATACCATATACATTCACTGGGTCTACCGCCTTGTCCGTTGATACATCAATAAACTTTTTTACTTTGTATTTAATTGCTGCCTGAACCACATTAGTAGTGCCCTCTATATTTGTTCTGATAGCTTCCTCTGGTTGATTTTCACAGATAGGAACATGTTTTAAAGCCGCCAAATGAAAAACATAATCCACACCCTGTCTAAACATCCTGTCCACCGCTTCCCTATCCCGCACATCCCCTATCACAAATTCAATTCGATTGTCTTTAAACTTTCGCTGCATTGCTACCTGTGAAATTTCACCACGAGAAAAAATTATAATCTTTTTTGGAACATGATATAAGAATTTCTCTTCCAACAACTGTCTGACTAACTCATTACCCCATGATCCGCTACCACCTGTTACTAATACGGTCTTGTTTTTAAACATTTCATACATATTTTTTAATAATCCGTTCTGTATATCCTTTTGGAACTATTCCTAAATCCTTTAACATAGTTTTTACTTCCTGTTTTAATTCTGGAAAGTCATTTTCCATTATCTCTACTAGTTTGATTTTAGGAATAATATTCAACCATCTTGCTACCAAATTTACTATTTCTTTTACTAGCAACTTTTCAATGAAAGGAACAGCCATATAAATACATTTCTTATCCTGTTGATCTAATACAATATCCACTATTCTTTTTACATCATCTACATCAATTAAACTTCTGTATGCTTTTTTATAAACTATAATCTCCTCATTCATTTTAAGTTTTCTACAAATAATATTAAGCAATGTGTTTTTATTCCCACCATTTCCTACAACCTGTGACAATCTTAAAATAAGAAAATCATTCCCTGAATCTTGTATTAAAAACTCCATATACAACTTATGTTGAAAATATTCTCTTTTCTGTTCACATAAATCTACAAAAGACGAAAAATACACAATACGCTTATCTTTGTTCTTGTTTAAGGTTTCTACCAATAAATTTTCCTCTCTATAGAATTGATCAATATCTG